GACTTATAAGGAAATTGCAGAGGGTTTAGGGGTAAAAAGTGTGGGTTGGGTGCATTCTTTGGTTAATGACTTGGTGTCTAAGGGCATTTTACTGAAAAAGGGTCATCGTACCCTCCGTCCTGCCCATTTGACTCAGAAATCCCTTGACAAGAAACTGTGAAGAGGTGTTTAATACTATAATCCAGTGGATATCCCGTCTCTAGTAAGTAACTAGCTGGTTATATACTAGAAAGAGTTTAGGAATAGGGTATATACAGGCTGGTATTATACTAGGTGGTGGTAATGGTTTTTAAAGTGGTATGGAGAATCTTGTTTGCCCTGTTTTTCTACATTGGCTTTCATATTAAATGAAGGGTCGTAGCCCGAATCGGGAAGAAAAGCAGTGGATGGATGTTATCTGTCAGTACGGATGTATCGTCTGCCGTAATGAGATGGGGTTATTCACTCCTTGTGAACCACATCATCTTGATGGTAAGACGAAGGCGGGAGCGCACTTGTTGACCATACCACTATGCTGGAGACATCATCGTTCCGGCTTAAACACCTCTGAGTGTGCGTCCCGCCACCCTTACAAAGCCGAATTTGAGAAGCGTTATGGTAAGGAAATGGAATTATTGGAACAAATGCGGGAGCTTGAATGGCAGAAGGAATAAAATCGTTAGCGACCACGGCAGGTTATTTTGCGCCGGGGGCTGGAATACTGGATGCGTTTGGGATGTACCCTGATGAGAACAGCCAGAGCCTGTTAGCAAATCTAAAAGCCGGTGAGTTCGGTACTGCCGGTCTGCAAGGACTGGGAGCGTTGGGGGATGCCTTGATGTTTACCGGAGTCGGGGCGCCGTTGGGAATGACCCTCAAGACTGTTTCCAAGAGTGGGAAATTGGGTCAGGCAGGAAGAAGGCTGGGAGCGCTGGCAAGACAGAATAGGGCTAATATTTTTACCAAAACCGAGCCGACTGTACTGACCAACAAGATTAAGATTAAAGGCGATGAGATTCCGTTGGATAAAACAAGGCTGGAGTTTTTAACGCCAAAGGTACTTAAAGGCGATCCCGATAGAGTTAAATACAGTGCCAGAGCGCTGGATGATTACGCCACCAAGAATCGTTCTATTTCAGGTCGAAAGTTTGATGAGGGCGGTACGGGGAAGTCCAAATATTTTATGATCGAGAAGAATGTGGGCTTAGGCAATGATAATCCTGCGAAGATAGCGGTGCGTATTTCCGATCATGCGCCAACCAAGAAAGGTATAGCCACCAGAGGCGGTAAAGATTTTATGAATGCCGATGTCAGAATTAATGTCGGACCAAAAGGACATGGCTTTGAAGCCACCACACTCGATGATGCCATTGATATGATTGAGAATATGCATATTAAGTCGGGCAATGTTGAAGATTTAATTACCCAATCAGGCAAGGTATCGAGAAAGCATTTGGGAACCGCAAAGGTTGTGGATGGTAAAATGATTTCCAGAGAGACGCCGTTGCATTGGTATCGTGGGGGCGGTCAATTGCCCTTTGGCTTGGATGTGTCAAGATTGTAATGCAGATTAATTCACAAACCATACAAAATATTAATAGCCTGACCTATGACGAGAAGATTGAGCTATTAAAGCAGCTTGATGAATTGCAGAAAGCCAAGTTCAGAGAAGATTGTAAGGGTGATTTTATTACCTTTGTCAAAGCTATGTGGCCCGCCTTCATTGAAGGGGATCACCACAAGATTATGGCGGAAGAGTTTGGTCGTGTTGTCAATGGCGATTTAAAACGACTGATTATCAATATGCCGCCTCGTCATACCAAGAGTGAGTTTGCCTCCTATCTTCTGCCCGCGTGGTTTTTAGGGCATAAGCCAGATGGCAAGGTTATTCAAACCGCACACACCGCAGAACTCTCAGTGGGTTTTGGTCGGAAAGTGCGTAACTTGGTGGGATCGAAAGATTACCAAGAAGTATTTGATGAAGTGAGATTACAGGCTGATAGTAAAGCTGCGGGTCGCTGGAACACCAACAAGGGCGGAGAATACTTCGCGATAGGGGTTGGCGGTGCCGTGACAGGTAAAGGTGCGGATTTATTGATTATTGATGACCCGCATTCGGAGCAGGAAGGAGCCAGTGCCGATCCGAAAGTGTTTGATAAGACTTTTGAATGGTACACCTCCGGTCCTCGTCAGCGTTTACAACCGGGCGGTGCGATAGTGGTGGTAATGACCCGATGGCACAAGAAGGATTTAACCGGTGGTCTGCTAAAGACCAGTATGAAACGAGGCGGAGAAGAATGGCGAGTGATTGAATTTCCAGCCATCTTACCTTCGGGTAACTCGCTTTGGCCCGGCTTTTGGAAAATTGAAGAACTGGAGGCTCTCAGAGAAGAGCTACCCATTTCTAAATGGTCTGCTCAATACCAGCAAGACCCGACCAGTGAAGAAGGCGCATTGGTTAAACGAGAATGGTGGAAACGATGGGAAGAAGACAGTCCACCGCAATGTGAGTTTTTAATTCAGTCTTGGGACACCGCATTCCTTAAAACAGAACGAGCCGACTATTCGGCTTGCACCACATGGGGTGTATTCTATATGGATGATCAGGCGGGCATGATGGCTCCCAATTTAATCCTACTCGATGCGTTTAAGGAACGAATGGAGTTTCCAGAACTGAAGAAAGTGGCGTATAAGACATGGCAGAAGTATGAACCCGATGCGTTCATTGTCGAGTCGAAAGCCGCAGGAACGCCTCTGATCTTTGAATTAAGATCAATGGGGATTCCGGTTTCTGAGTTTAGCCCCTCCAGAGGCAACGATAAGATCGCCAGAGTGAATGCAGTGGCTGACTTGTTTGCAAATGGTATTGTTTGGGCACCAGAGACAAGATGGGCAGATGAAGTGATCGAAGAGTTTGCTTCCTTCCCAAACGCAGAGCATGACGATTTAGTGGATTCTAGTACGCAAGCCCTGTTAAGATTTAGACAAGGTGGTTTTGTTAGCCTACACACCGATGAGGAAGATGAACCTTTTTATAAAACCAAAGCAGAGTATTATTAATTATGGCAATTGAAAAAGTAACCCCAGCAACACCGATAGAAGGCGAATTAGAAGCAGGTATGGAGGTTGATATCTCCTCAGCTAATGGGGCGGAAATGACCGAAGATGGCGGTATGATTATTGATTTTAATCCTGATGCCATCGACCCAAGCGAAGATTTTTTTGCTAACTTAGCAGAAGAAATATCTGAAGATGATTTAAAAAAGATAGGCACAGAACTTATAGGACAGTATCAGGGAGATCGTGATTCCAGAAGCGAATGGGAAGAAACCTATATTAAAGGTTTAGACCAGTTAGGATTGAAGATTGAAGATCGAACCCTACCTTGGCCCGGAGCGTGTGGGGTATTTCATCCGATGTTGACAGAGGCTGTGGTTAGATTCCAAAGCCAAGCAATTACCGAGATATTTCCAGCAGCAGGACCTGTGAAGACCAGAATTTTAGGTCTATCGACTTCTGAAAAAGAGCAACAAGGGAAAAGAGTTGAAGATTACATGAACTATTTGCTGACTGATAAAATGAGCGAGTACCGAACAGAGACTGAGAAACTATTGTTTTCTCTGCCTCTAGCGGGTTCAGCCTTTAGAAAAGTCTATTTTGACCCGAATATGGGTAGACCCTGTGCGATTTTTGTTCCTGCTGAGGATTTTATAGTGTCTTATGGCGCTACCGATCTGCAAATGGCTGAACGAGCCACACATATCATGAAGAAAAACGCGAATGATGTGCGTAAATTACAGGTATCGGGCTTTTATAGAGACATTGATTTACCTGATCCATCGCCTGATCCAGACGATATTCGTAAGAAATACGATGAATTGACAGGTGATAGCTCAACTTATGACTTTGATAATCGTTATACCTTATTGGAAATGATGGTTAATTTAGACCTTGAGGGTTTTGAAGACACTGATGATTCTGGTGAGCCAACAGGTATCGCATTGCCTTATGTGGTCACTATTGACACTTCAAGCAATAATATCCTTGCAGTTCGTAGAAATTGGTACGAAGAAGATGATAATCGTATGATGCGACAGCATTTTGCACACTATCAATACTTACCCGGAATTGGTTTTTATGGGTTTGGATTGGTGCATTTGATTGGTGGCTTGGCAAAATCTGCCACTTCATTGCTCAGACAGTTAGTGGATGCAGGTACATTGTCGAATTTACCGGGTGGTTTGAAGTCCAGAGGGCTTAGAATTAAAGGCGATGACACGCCAATTATGCCGGGTGAGTTTAGAGATGTTGATATACCCGGTGGAGCGATCAGAGATAATATTACCTTCCTGCCTTACAAAGAACCATCAGCAACGCTGTATCAGTTATTAGGAAATATTGTAGAAGAGGGCAGAAGATTTACCAGTGCATCAGATATGAATGTAGCTGATATGAACTCAGAAGCACCAGTCGGAACCACGCTGGCTATTTTAGAAAGAGCCATGAAAGTTATGAGCGCTATACAATCCAGACTTCATGCGTCAATGAAACAAGAGTTTAATATTTTGGTGAAGGTGATCAGAGATTTTACTTCTCCATCTTATCCTTATGAGGTCGAGCCGGATGCAGACATTAAGACGGAAGATTTTGATGATCGTATAGATGTGTTACCTGTGTCCGATCCTAATGCAGCTACTATGTCTCAACGAATTATGCAGTATCAAGCAGCATTACAATTAGCACAGCAAGCGCCACAGATTTATAATTTACCTGAGCTACATCGACAAATGCTGGATACATTAGGTATTAGAGATGCCGATAAGATTATACCATTGGGCGATGACACTAAGCCTGCTGATCCAGTCAGTGAGAACATGAGTATGTTGAATGGCGAGCCAGTTCAAGCCTTTGAATACCAAGATCATGAGGCTCATATTAGAGTTCATATGAGTGCAATACAAGACCCAGAGTTAGCTCAAATGGGCGCAAACAACCCAGAAGGGATGCAGTTATTACAAGCCGCATTGGAATCTCATGTGAGAGAACATTTAGCCTTTCAATATCGTGATGAAATTGAAATGGAGTTGGGTGTTGAATTGCCGCCTTTGGGAGAGGCTTTACCACAAGATA